AAGCGCAGATGGTCAGCTTGATATTGATGCCGATGTTGAACTGGAACTTGTAGCCCCCACAGTTGACATTGATGCCTCTACTGCTCTGACTGTTGACACTGCCTCTACCACATTTACCTCTACACTATTTAATGTTACAGGCTCTGCTAATATCACTGGTGACCTTGACGTTGACAATATCAACATCAATGGTAATACCATTATCAGTACGGACACTAATGGTGCTATTAACATTACACCAAACGGTACTGGTGCAGTTAATATTACAGCAACAACGAATATCACTGGTGACCTAGATGTTGACAACATCAACATCAATGGTAATACAATTATCAGTACAGACACTAACGGTGACATTAACATATCACCAGATGGAACTGGTACTGTTGTAATTGATACAGACCTAGACGTTGATAATATAAATGTAAATGGTAATACTGTTTCATCAACTGATACTAACGGTAATATTAATCTGTCACCTAATGGTACAGGCACTGTAGTTATTAACACTGACCTTGACGTTGACAACATCAACATCAACGGTAACACCATCATCAGTACAGACACCAATGGCAACATCGCCCTGACACCTAATGGTACAGGCGAGGTGGACATTAGCAAGGTGGACATTGCTTCTGGTGAGATTGACGGCACAACCATTGGTGCGAACAGTGCTGCTGCTGGCACATTCACTAACCTCACTTCAACTGGCACATCTACTCACGCTACTGTAGACATCAACGGCGGTAACATTGACGGCACAACCATCGGTGCGAATAGTGCCGCCGCAATCACTGGTACAACAATCACTGGTACATCCTTTGTGACATCAGGTGATATGACCTTCGGCGACAACGACAAGGCTATCTTCGGTGCTGGGTCTGACTTGCAGATTTATCACGATGGGTTGAATAGTTATGTAAGCGACCAAGGTACTGGTGAGTTGCGAATATTGGCGACAGACTTGAGGATAAACAACTCAGCAAGTAACAAATCATACCTAAGAGCTACAGATGGCGGTGCTTTATCTCTATTTCACAATGGCTCAACAAAACTCGCCACCACCGCCACAGGCGTGGATGTCACTGGCACTGTGACGGCTGATGAGGCTACCATTGATAACGGTGTTTTAACTGTTAATGACGCTGGCACTAGAAAAGTAGAAATATCAGGTAATGGTTTTGGTGATTTTACAAGTAGTCCTGTACTTGACGGCGGCATAGAATTTACAAACCAATTTGGTCACGTTTTTAGTGCTGGTGTAAGTAACAGCAACAACTTTGATGTTCTTGATGGGGCAACAAAGATTGCAAGATTTTCTGGCGGCGGCGACATCAGCTTCTACGACAGCACAGGCACAACGCAAGGTCTGTTCTGGGATGCTTCCACACAGCGATTAGGGCTGGGGACGACAAGTCCTAACGGCAGACTTCAAGTAACTGGCGGCACTACCAATGCCTCAAACTTGGCAACTGCTTACTCGGCGGCGGCATTTACGCTAGTTCCTAAATCCACCTCTGGTTTTTCTCTGGCATTTGGCTCTGGACCAAGCGACTTTCCATACATTCAAATGAGTGCCGCTGGAACGGTGGCTTCTGATATGTCGTTGCAACCATACGGCGGCAACGTAGGCATTGGGACGAGTTCGCCTTCTGGAAGCAAGTTGCAAGTGGACGGCACTGATGGAACTATCGCACGTTTCCGCACAACTTCTGGCGCAAACAATACTGTTATAAATATTACCTCATCTGATGCGGCTGGCACTGCTGGGTTTAGTGTTGGGGGCAACGCAAGTTTCCCTGCTATGACGTTTGAAAACGGCGGCTCAGAAGCAATGCGCATCACATCGGCAGGGGCGGTTGGCATTGGGACGAGTTCGCCAGTGCGAACCCTTTCAGTTGATACTACTTCTCAACTTGCAATGAGGTTAGATTCTTCAAACACTGCCAACTTTATAGAAATGTCGGATGCTAATGGGTCAATCCGTTTTGGCACTCAATCAACTGGAGAAATGACATTTTATACTGGTGGTGATGCTTCACACGCTGGTGAAAGTGAAGCAATGCGTATCGACAGCGATGGCAAATTGCTGGTGGGCTACACATCTTCCAACGGCGTATACAAACTTCAAGTGAATAGTCAGATTTTTGCAACTAGTGCAACCATCGCTACTTCTGATGGCAATTACAAAGAAAATGTCACCCCTTTAAATGGAGTTTTATCGCTAGTATCGCAATTAAATCCTGTTCAGTTTGACTGGAAGGAGCATCCAGTTCACGAATTTGACCGCAATCAGCCGACTATTGGCTTTATTGCTCAAGAAGTTCAACAGGTTCTTGCGGAACAGCCTTATCTAAATAGCATTGTTAAATCCAATGAATGTGTGCTTGAGCCTGAAGAAACGGACGATGAAGGAAATGTAATCAAAGAAGCTGTTACCGAACCGTTTTTAGGAATTGCTGAAGGCAATATGGTCGCGTTACTGACTGCCGCAATCAAAGAACAGCAAGCAACAATCACAGCACTTGAGGCTCGCATAGCCGCATTAGAAGCCAACTAACAGGAGTAAATTATGGCAACTTACACTTGGGATTTCCCACAAATCGACACAGCCCCATCAGAGGGTTCTTTAACAGACGTAGCCAAGTCAGTACACTGGCGGCTGACAGCAACGCACGACAGCGCAACGAATGACGAAGGCCAGCCGCTTTCTGTCAGTGCATATGGTAGTGCTGGTGTTGGCGAGGCTAATGCCGACAGCTTCACAGCGTTTGACAGCCTGACACAGGAACAGGTGAAGGGCTGGGTGCTGGCATCACTGGACAAGACCGAAGCTGAATTACAGGCGATGCTTGACCAACAGTTAGACAACCTCATCAACCCACCGATTGTGGGCAAGCTTCCATCAGGGTGGTAACAATGGAAATGAGCAATCTTCTTGACGTTCTAATATTTGTTATAATTGGCGGTGGTGCTTGGTATATCAATCAACTCACCGCTAGGATTAACCGTCTGGAAGAACGCATCAATTCCACCAGAGAAACTTTTATTCACAAAGATGAGATGTCAACTATGATGGGACGTATTGAGGACAGGTTTGCTAGGCTAGAAGACTTGCTTCACAGGCTGATGGAAAAGTGAGCCAGTTTCTTGTCATCTTTGTTATTCTGACGCAACAGATGACATTTGTTATAAAGCCTTACGACTTAGATTACTGCCCCAATTACGAAGAAGCAAAAGCAAATATGTCACATTTATACCAACAATATGATGTGGGATATTGGTCGTATCAGTGTTTCAATCGAGGCAGTAATGTGTGATGTCAAAGTTTGTTGTTGCCTTTTCATTAATGATGTATCTGGGAACAGGTGATGACCGAAGACCTGTTGATACAAATCTCAGATTTTATAATGTGGATGATTGTCTTTATTTTGCATCTCGCCTTGCTGAACGACACGGTAACTATAGCCATATAGATTTCATTGACCCACGGGACAGGGTTACGACATACTGTTTACCTAAAGCATACGACCCTAGCTTAGTGGAGATATTCTGATGCTTACTGAATTGAGTGTCGCCAACGCCGCCTTTGCTATCATTAAGCAAGCTGTCACTAATGCTGGTGATGTGGCTAAGGCTGGCTCTGCGCTGATGTCATTCGCCACAGCCAAGGAAGACTTGGAAAAGAAACTACGCGGCAAGAACAAAGCCGCCGCAAACCAGTCAGACTTAGAGGCTTTCCTAGCCTTAGAACAAATCAAACAATATGAGAAAGACCTCAAAGAGATTATGATTTACACAGGCCGCCCCGGACTGTGGGCAGACTGGCAGGGGTTTCAAGCCGAAGCTAGGAAAGAACGCCGCGAGGCAGAGCTAAAGGCAGAGCGCCGTAAAGAGTTTATGGCTGAGATTGTTGTTGGCTTTCTGGCTACAATAATATTTATTGGTATTGTTGGAACGGCGGTTTATGTACTCAGAGGCTAGATGATAACAGCCACAACTACTGGCTTGATCGGCGAACACATCGCGGCGGCTTCGATCCTGTCGATGGGATGGCGTGTCGGTATGGCACAGCAAGACAGTGTGGATCTGCTGGCTTGGAACAACAACACATATGTTCGGGTTCAAGTTAAGAGTGCCAGCCCATTTGAATATAACAAGGGCGGCTATCAATTCCAGCTAGGCTCTGGATCTAAGTCAAAAAAATTGCCTTCGACCCAGCTATTCGATATGATTGCGCTGGTCGCTGTGGATCAGCGCCGGGTCAAATATCTAGCCACAGAACAGGTGCAACAGTTTACCAAGCGATGCACCCGGAAATGGTTTGAAGATCTGGAAAACGAAATCGACAGCTTTAATTATGCGATTGAAATCATCGAGGCGCGAAATGGATTGGTCAAGGTATCCTAATTTTAGTGAGGATGAGTTTAAGTGTAGTCATACTGGCAAGTGTGCAATGGATAGTGGCTTTATGGATAAGCTACAGGCATTGCGCTCAGAGCTTGCTGAGGCGATGACAGTAACGTCTGGCTATAGAGACACCAGCCATCCTGTTGAGGCCAGCAAGGGGCGTCCGGGGACGCACACACGCGGCATTGCTGTGGACATAGCGTGTGATGGTCAGCAGGCGTATCGCATTATGGCTCTGGCAATGAAGCACGGTTTCACTGGCATCGGCGTCAGCCAATCTGGCGGCGGTCGGTTCTTACATTTGGATACGTTCACTGGTGGGCCGCGTCCGAATGTCTGGAGCTACTGATGTCAGCAAAAGACATATTGGAATGGAAGATACTGCCGCGTCTGATGATGGCGATTATGACGCTGATGAGCTGGCGTTGTGCCGAGTGGTTTATGAAATTGGAAGACCCAACAGCCGCACAGTCAGCCTTTGTCAGCGTTGTAATGGGCGCTATGACAGGTGCGTTTGGTATTTGGATGGGAAATGAGGCAAAGAAATGATTGATTTATTAGTCGGCCCTATCACCGGGCTATTGGATAAGTTTATTGAAGACAAGGATCAGAAGGCACAGCTCGCTCACGATCTCGCCACAATGTCACAGCGTCATACGCAAGAACAGATCTTGGCGCAGTTGGAAATCGCCAAGCAAGATGCCAAGGGGAATTGGTTTCAGTCGAGTTGGCGCCCATTGATCGGGTGGATCTGCGGCTTGTCGTTGGGCATAAACTACATGATCAGCCCAATCGCGGCAGGCTTCGGCATCACCATACCGCAAGCGGATATGAGCGTGATGATGCCGTTGTTATTTGGAATGCTTGGCATCGCTGGAATGCGTTCCTACGATAAGAAGCAATCCACCGATACCAAGTAATCTTACAGCTCTTTAATGCTGAGTGTCTTCTGCCTGACAAATGTTTCTGCTTTGGCAGGCACGACCTTTTCGGGTTGCGCTTTGGTTCGCCGCATCGGCCATTTGATTTGGTAATGCGATAGGCCGATGTTTACTCGCGCCTCATCGTGGTTGCCCATAAGCTCTTTGATCGTAGCCTCGGCCTGATCTATGTCAGCCTCGGCTTGCTTCTTAGCTTCCTTAGCGGCGATGAGATCCTCAAACGCTGTGAGCGCATCCGGCTGGTCGTTTAGATCCAGCGGTTCTGCGTCAGGCTCTGCCTCTGGATAGGCGTGGTTGCCATCGTCAGACGATAGCACCGGGTACATATCACCTGTCTTGCGGCGTTTCTCAAAGTTGAGGATGGCATCCTCGATGCGCTTTTGCATGACCGCATCAGCTTCATAAACGAAGACACGCATTTCAATGCCGCGATAGAGGACGCAGACAGCGCCCCATTTATAACCGCCACACATCATCTGCGCCTGTAGTTGCCACGGCCCACGGTGTGCGGCTGGTTGTTCTTCCGGCATTGCGCTGGTGGCCTTAGCCTCAAGGACGCCTATGGTGCTGATGTCTATCTCATCGCTGGTCATGCAATATATACCGCTTGCGGCATTCGTCTTGATCGTGCCGTTGGCAACGCCCAGCCCATCAAGGCTGGCGGCCAGCGGCAGATCAGGATGGAACTCCGGCTTGGTTATATTGACCTCATGATTGCGTAAGCCCAACCGTTTGGCGGCCTCGTTAAGGATGACATTTTCAAGGCGGTCACCCCATTCGGTAATCTCATTACCGTGGAACGTAGGCTCAAACTTATCGTGATCACGCTGGATCATTTCAGATAGCAACTCATTCTGCGTTGCGTAGGGTGATAGCCCCAGCAACACAGGTATGCGTGATGCTGATATCATATTATCTGGCGTTAGTTTACCGACCATTGGTTTCGCTCCTCGTTTCTTTTTGGATGTCTGTAAATCGTCTATGGCCTACCTTTTCTTTGAGGCGATAGACATTCTTTTTGCCGATCTTGTCCACAACATTAATCAATTTCATTGCGCTAATGCTGTGAAGGAATGACGATATATTGGCTGGTGCTGAGTTAATATATCGTGTCTCAAGATGAACAGATAGATCGTCAGGCGTAAACTCACGATCATCAAAGTAGTCAGTGATGGCGCGGTATATTTCCCATCGCTTTGCCCTTGGCAATTCACGTTGGTCTTCTATCGCCACAACACTGTTATGCTGATTGATAGCTTCAACATTAGCATTTTTGATTAGACCGCTACGCATAAGTTTGACAAGGTCACTTTCATTACATTCAAACGTGACCCGGAAGTTATTTAGATGTTCAAATAAATCGTACATTACATTCCCCCAAAGTAAGCGATTGCACCCCAAAAATTATAGGTAGGGTGTAAGATGTTAGTCCAGCTTAGGCAGTATAGGACTGCAAAGCCACCAAGAATTATATTCATTAAGCATTTAGCCATTGAACAATCTCCCTTTTGTTAAAGAATATGTGACGTTTTAGCGTCACCTCACGCCACGGCAATGGCGAATTTTTTTTCCACCAACGATAAGCCTCAGCTTTGGTGGCGAAAAACATCTGGGGATCTTCGATCTCCCAAATGGTCGTTTGAGCATACATTATGCTAACTCCCTACTGCAAAGGTTACGCACAGAGGTGCTGTGCCACACACCGCCCATTGCTGACGGTATTCTTGCGTCATTCAGTGTGGTTGCGATCTTCGCAAACGACACGCCTGACTGACGTAATGTTTTAATGATGGGCATAGCTTCACCAGCAACGGTGGCTGTCTTGCCCCTACGAGCCTCACCAGCGGCTTTACCGCCTGCGTGTGGGTTAGGACTGCCCAGCTTGATACCCCGGCGTTTAGCGGCGGCTAGGGCGTCTTTGGTGCGCTCACTGATGCGGCGACCCTCAAACTCAGCAAAGACTGACATCATCTGCAACATTGTGCGGTCGGCCTCTGGCATATCGGCGCAAGTTATAGGGACGTTGGCTTCTAGTAAGTTGGCAATAAATGCCACGTTACGCGCCAGACGATCTAGCTTGGCTATTAATAGTGTGGCGCCTTCGCGCTTGGCGTGTGCTAATGCCTCAGCAAGTTGTGGGCGGTGGTTGTTCTTACCGCTTTCGACCTCAACATATTCTGCGATGATGTTGTCAGCGAATGGCGCGACAGCTACACGCTGGGCATCTAAGCCAAGGCCGGATTGACCTTGGCGCTGAGTTGATACACGAAAATAAGTGATGTAAGTGGTCATTATTTTGATACCTTATATTTGTTGAGAAAGCGCTTGAGTTGGGCAAGCTCGCGTTTGTAAATTTTTAAGTCTTCTTTGTCCCAACTGTTCAAATCGCGGATATTGTCATCAACAATGTCTAATTTGTTTTCTGCGTCACTGATGATATGGGCATCAGTGTATTCAGCATTTACTTCTGATTTGACATCAAAGCCAGACAGCAGGCCATCATCGACATCAATGTTTTCGTACTGATAAACCAGTTGGTCGCACTTGAATGCGTCTTTAACAATTTGGCGTAATTTAGTCATTTTACAATCTCCCTTTCGGGGCGGCACTAGGCCGCCTTTTTTTCTGCGATTACTGCCCAAGCCTTATCAACATCATCGGCCAGATGACCCAAGTGGTACATTAGTTGCCACTTCGTATAGCTTTTTTCTTTCATACAAACATCACGCAACCACTCTGCGTGATAGTTGCGATAGCGACCATAAAGGATTTCGCAACCAGCGAAGAAAACATCACCGTGGATAAAGTCATCGAAGTCAGGCAACTTAGCAACCAAGCCGTTTGGATTGTACAAATGAAAGCATACAATCTCATTCTTTGTCATTCCGTTTGTGTTTGTTGCGGTGTTGAACACATAATCAGTAGTAAATTTAGTCATCAGATAATCTCCCTTGGTCGGTACTAGGCCGCAAAATGTTCATCAATAATAGCCTCAAGTTCTTTAATAAACTCTTGACTGCAACGCCCAACGTCCAAAACGTAGCCTACTACACCCTTACAATGATAGTCAGAAGTAAAGTCTTCACCATCGTTGTTTGGGTCTTCTGCGTTAGTTTCGTATAAGTTGTCAATAAATGCTGAAACATAGTACGCCGCTTCATCCTCAAAATATCTAGCAGTTGCAAAACTTCCAAGTTTGTCTATCAGCTTTATATTTGTCATATCAAATCTCCCTTTCACTTACTTAAATAAGGCCAAAATACATAATGTTCAAGTAAAATATAGCCAAAAAACGAAAAAAAATGATGGGGTGCTTGCAACCCTATGTATTTCTATATAATTATTTTCACATGAATCGGGAGATACAGATGGTCAATTCCAGAGCCAAAGGCAGTCGCAACGAATTGAAAGTGGCGGCAGATCTATACGAAGCCTTGGGCATTAAGTTTGAAAGAATACTAGATCAGACAAGGCAGGCTGGGCTGGGTGATCTGCGCCCGGTCAGCGGTTCTTTTCCCTTTACCTTGGAACTCAAACACTACAAGGAAGGCGTCCAAGCTCGCCCGGAATGGTGGGACCAAGCTATCACTGCGGCGCAGTTGGCAGGCAATTATCCGGCGCTTCTATACCGCTACAACCGCCAGCCAGTACGTTGCCGGATACCGTTGCAGGCCGTCATAGATATGCCTGAGCTTAACGCCTACTCTGGAAGTGCTAATCCATACGATTGGCGCTATGCGTGTGAGGTGGACTTCGACACTTTTTGTATGATCTGTCGGGAGTTAATGTGATGTTGAGACACGTTGATTTATGTTCTGGCATTGGCGGTTTTGCTCTTGGGTTTGAGTGGGCTGGATTATCTAAACCTGTTTTGTTCTGCGATATTGAGCCGTGGTCAAGAAAGATTTTAGCAAAGCATTGGCCTGATGTGCCAATCGAGGAAGATGTAAAGGTGTTAGCAAATGAGCCAGAAAGAATCCCAGAATGTTCAATACTTACTGCCGGGTATCCTTGTCAGCCATTCAGTCAAGCTGGGAAGCGAAGAGGCGAGGAAGATGACCGCCACATCTGGCCGTACATCCGCGAGATTGTTGCACAAAAACGACCCACTTGGTGCGTTTTCGAAAATGTTTATGGTCACTTGTCAATGGGTCTCGACACGGTGCTATTTAACTTGGAAACCGATGGCTACTCCACAAGGCCATTTATTGTACCGGCTTGTGGTGTCGATGCCCCGCACAGACGCGACAGAATTTGGATTTTGGGCTACTCCGACAACGCAAGAGGTAGAACATCCAGACGCACAACTGACGAAAAGCGGCAGGAGACTGAGCAAGGATGGCAAGAGCAGTCACAGTCTGGGATTAGCGGATCAAGCGCGGATGTGGGCGACACCAAGGGCATCAGACGCGAAAGGTGGAGCGAGGCCGATGGACGAACAAGGCAGGCGTATCAGCAAGAGCAATCCAAATCTCAAGTTCGGGGCAAACCTAGCGGATCAAGCGCGTATGTGGCCAACGCCGACAGCATCCGATCACAAGGGTTCGGGTCAGAACGACACGCAATGGAGCAGATTGGATTATGCCGTGGAGAAGCCGGATGGCAAACGAATTTCTGGAAGCCTGAACCCCCAGTGGGTCGAGTGGCTAATGGGATACCCAGAAGGGTGGACAGACTTAGAGGATTAGGCAATGCCATTGTGCCTCAGATCGCAATGCAGATAGGGCTAACCATAAAGGCAGTTAATGATGCTATATGAAACCGAAGAAAACAAGAACGCAGAAGACAAGCTGAGGACAGCTCTAGGTGATGCGTATGGCTACAATATGGTTGCGCTGCCAATAAAATATAGCCTCGATTGTCTCGCGTTTAAGGGTAAAGAGGCAAAGTGTTTCTTTGAATTTAAGTGTCGTACAGTAGCAAGCACTGAGTATGACACGGCCCTAGTCAATCTGCACAAGGTCATAGCCGCCGCCAACATAACCAAGGCGACAGGGCTAAAGTGTTGGCTTGTGGTGCAGTGGACAGATATGGTTGGCTTCATAGATTTTGAAGCTGACAAAGAGATCGGGATGAGCAAACGGCGTGACCGCAATGAAGCGGCTGACTTGTTTGCTTACTACCCGGTGAGTGGGTTCAAGACATTGAGCCTTTATTGAAACTAGCGTTACAGTATAGGAGTTATAGTTATGGCGTTAGGATTACAAACAGAAACCACCAGTGGTGGCGACATCGTTCCAATCGTTAAGTGGGACGCAAAGGCTGGTGACATGATTGTTCAAGATCGTGTTCAGTCAGCATCTGGCGAATGGCAGAAAGAAGAAAGGGAGATGCCCCTGCCTACGAAATTCGCTATGGATATGGCTGGAATGGAAGTTGGGTGGCTATCATTTGCTTCCGGCGCACCAGACTTTCGTATGGTGAAGCTGGGCGAAGCTATGCCGCCGAAGCCAGAGGGCGATTTCAAGAACGCCTTCCGGGTACGCATTGGATCAAAGGATCTGGGCTTGCGTGAGTTTTCGCATAGCGCCAAGACTGTGATCCGGGCGATGGACACGTTGCATAACCAATACGAGGCTGAAAAAGGCAACAACCCCGGCAAGATCCCGGTGGTGGAGATCTCCGGCACAGAAACTGTGAAGATCAACACGCCGCAGGGTGAGTTGCGCTTTAAGGTGCCGCAATGGTCTATCTCTGGGTGGACAGACAAGCCGGAAATGTTTAACAACACGGCATCTGCGCCTGAACCTGTCGCCGCTGAACCAGCTCCGGCTGTAAGCGATGACGACTTGTTCTAGGTC